GATGATTGTAAAACCTGTCACGGGACTCTTGATTGCATTTCCTAGTTGGGTTATGCACTGGATTGATCAGTCACCAGTACCTCAAGACAGGTACAGCATAGCTTTCAACGTTACCCTATCCCATATACATTCTAAATAGTACGTGGAGACCTGCGGAACTAATGGCAAAAATCACCATAGGTGAACTGAATAAGTATGTAGACTACTGGGCTAACTTTAACTCTTTGGTTCAAGGACATAAAGAAATGAAGACTGAGGAGTCTTTGGGATGGGCTAAAAATTCTGTCAAGATTAATGCTGATGATCCTAGATGGAAAAAGGTAAAGAAACCTGATGATCTTGCAGCTGCTTTTGCAGGTACTGGTAAGCACAGTCGAAGTGTTATTCTACCTGCTTATACTGGTAAATATGGTTCTGGTAAAACAATCGATATCAATCTTGGACATTTGTCTAAGGACAATATTAAAGGGCAGAGTAGAGCAAAATATAATTTGGGTAATGTAGCTGAAGGTGTATTAGCTGCAGCACTAGCAGCTAGGTTTGAGAATAAGGATAAGGATATTACTCCTAGCATATTAGCTTCAATGGTACAGAGATGTATCACTGTTAAGAAGCAGAGTGGTATACAGTTAGATTTTAAATCACCAAACCACGTACCAGCCAATTATAAGAAAGCTGCTATACCTGACGATGATATATTACTTACAATTAAATTAGCAAAAGCAGATCTAGATTTCTTTACCTCTAAGGATTCAAAGGAGGTAAAGATTAGAGAAGATTTATATAAGAGTTGCTGTCACTATTGTAATGGTAATGAGATCAGTACACTAGCCACAGAGTGTTATATGAATCGTATGTATGATAAGATTGAAATTATAGCTGATGGTAATAGTAATCAGAAAGGAACTAAGGTTGATATAAAGTTACAGATTAATGATGATATAGATTTCCCTATCAGTGGTGTACGTGGAGATAGTATGGATATCACACAGATATCATTGAAGAGATCTGTTGGACAGTTTGGACAGACTGGTGGATGGGATCTGGATAGACAGTCATTTTTCTGGATGCAACTGATGCAAAGGGATCCAGAAGATGATCAGACAGTAGTTACTAAGTGGGCTAAAGCATTAAAGAAAGGTGAGATAGAACAACAACGTTGTGTCTATGCTGTACAGGTAGCATATGACTGGGCTTTTGCTGAGATAAAGAAGGACATAAAGAAACCTGACTTCTTTGATAGACTGGATCGAGGCATAAATTATTTTGCTACCAAGGGTGAAAAGAATGTTAAGATCGTAGAACTGTCAGGGGATGTTTCAATTGTTTACGATTTCACTAGGCTAGGTCAGTTACTAGAGGGTGGTCAGTTAGTATTAGAAGTGAAGATGTCCAAGTCTGCTACTGCCCCTTTCAAGTCATACCAAATGCCAGACAAACCCATCATCCAGATACTTGATAAAAATGCTACTGGTGATGATAGTAAGAGATCTTTAATCAACTTACGTCTGAAGTTTGAAGCAGCAGCAAACAAAGGTAACGGATACTTCCGTAACCTAGTAGAAAAAGGACCACGACTCAAGAATTATCTTTCATTAAATGTCTAAGAATACCCACCTCGAACACCTTGAAGATGAGATACTGAATGCTGGTTCAGCAGGAGGTAAGAATGCTATCAACTTTCTAAACTCATTAGGTAAGATGCTGACAGCACCATCTAGTAGTACCGTACAGGTAACTACTAAGTGGGACGGTGCACCTGCTGTAGTATGTGGTAAGGATCCTGTTACTGGAGATTTCTTTGTAGGAACTAAGTCAGTATTTAATATAAACAATCCAAAAATATGTTATACAGATGCACAAGTTGATTTCTTCTACCAAGCTGGACAATTAAATGATAAATTAAAAGCTTGTTTAAAGTATCTTCCCTCTCTTAATCTTACAGGAATATTACAAGGAGATCTATTGTACACTAATGATAAGACAGTAGGACAAGTTAATGGTGAGTCTTGTGTAACCTTCCAACCCAATACAATCACGTATGCTATACCTTCTAATAGTGCATTAGGAGCAAAGGTAAAGGCAAGTTCATTGGGTATAGTATTTCATACCAAGTATACTGGATCATCAATGAGTGATCTTAGTGCAACGTTTGGAGTAAAGACACCTGCTAGTAGTGCAACTGTACAAGTATTTTCTTCAAACTTTACTGATGCTACTGGTGCTTCACAGTTTACTACCGCAGAGAAGACAGCGTATACTGCAGCAGTTAATCGTGCTAGTGGATCTCTTAAACAAGCATCTGCTTTTCTTGATATATTAAAGGATACTGGTCAAGGTAAGTTCCTGTTGGCTGCGATGTTTAAACAGTTCTTTAACTCTTACATCCGTGCAGGTACCAACCTTACCAATACCAAGGCTGTGACTGCTAACTTTGCAAACTATTATCAGCAAGCACTTAATAAACAGATCAATTCAGTTAAGACTGCTAGTGCTAAAGGTAAGTGGCAGAAGGTACAGGCAGATGGATTGAAATTTATTAAGACATATAATAGAGCCATATATATGACTGTGGCTTCTTATTTAAATATCATTTCTGCTAAGAATATGGTAGTCAAGAAACTGTCTAAAGTACAGGACATTGGTACCTTTATTCGTACAGATGATGGATATAAAGTCACTGCTCCAGAAGGATTTGTTGCTATAAAATCTGGTACTTCTTTGAAGTTAGTAGATAGAATGGAATTCTCTAAGTCGAATTTCACGGTAGCAAAGAACTGGGGATGAATAAATAGATAGAGGAAACGTCGTAGATTAGATGAAATTTACTAACTTCATTAGCGAAGCTAGGACTGCTGCTGGAGAGACCGCTGTTAAGAGAGGTCTACAACACGTTGGTCACGGCTATTATGCAGACAGATCTGGTACTATAGTTGCTAAATCAGAGGGCGGTCAAAGACTGGTACCTGTTGATCCACAGGAGGCAGAGGTTGTACAACAAGATGCTGCTACTGGATTTGAAGAAGATGAAGCTAATGGTAGTGTAGAAGATAAGGGTGAAGTCGCAATGACATTTGGTCGTTTCAATCCTCCTACCATTGGTCATCAGAAAGTATTTGATAAGGTGGCTTCTGAATCAACAGGAGAGTATAGAATTTATCCATCACGTAAGGTGGATCCAAAACAGAATCCTCTTCAACCAGTTGAGAAGATTAATTTTATGAAGAAGATGTTTCCTAATCACGCTGAAGCAATTCAGAATGATGATAAGATGGGGAACATCTTTGATGTATTGAACGCATTGAATGAAGAAGGTTACAGTTCTATTAAGATGATCGTTGGTGATGATAGGGTGTCTGAGTTCAGTTCATTACTAGAAAAGTATAACGGTGTAGCATATAATTTCGAAGACGGATTAGAGGTCAAGTCTGCAGGTGCTAGAGACCCTGATGCTGAAGGTGCTGAAGGTATGTCAGCATCTAAGATGAGAGCATTCGCTGCAGAGAATGACCTAAAAGGTTTTGCTAAGGGTATCCCTAATGGGGATGAGTCTTTGGCATCTAACTTAATGAATGCTGTACGTAGAGGTATGGGTGTAACTTCTGAAGAGAAGACACCATCTGGTGAACCTAAGAAGACTGAGAAGGTGACTGAACTCTGGAAGATCGCACCTAAATTTGATCAGCAAGGTCTACGTGAAGCATACGTTAATGAAGAAGTATTCCAGATGGGTTCTCTAGTAGAACACAATGACACTGGGGTACAAGGTGAGGTAGTGTACCGTGGAACCAACTATGTAATCTTTGAAGATTGCCACGGTTGGAGATTCCGTGTATGGTTAACCTCTCTCAATGAAGTGACACAGAATGAAGTTGATCCTGATGAGCAACACCATTCTGCTGATGATCATAGTGGAAACACTTGGAAGGTCGGAACTGATACATATAGGAAGGCACTACAGGATATGACTCCTGGTCAAGCCACTGGCAGGTTCACTACTATGCCAGCTGTCAGTAAAAAGTTCAGCGATTTCAGAAAAACTAAATAGTACTATCGGAAAACTTAATCCAATGGATCTCAAGCTTGCAGGAAGACTGCTAAAATACAATCCAGCAGATGTAACTAGAGCAACATATGTAGTGGAATACGCAGAGCGTAACTACTCTACTGCTGAAGCTCAACAGATGTACATCGATGCTAGTCTGAAAGAGACTATCGCTGCAAAGGAGATTGCTGGTATACTCCGAGAGAAGACTGCATTAGCAGCCACTATTGATACTAAACCATCTGCAGCCTCAGGTAAGATTGATACGATCAAGGAACCTAAGACTACTGAAGGTCCAGTGAATGCTAACCAAAGCTCAATCAAAGCCAAGGGGGATGCGAAGAAAGCTGCGGGTTTTAGCGGTGGTGTCAAGAACACGGGGCTAGTTGACACCAAGGAACAAGTTGAAGTCCTCGATGAAGAAGAGTATGATCGCATCAAAGACAGGAAGAGAGAGTTAGGACTCCCAGGACCTGGTGATGGAGACGAACCTTCTAACAGAAAACCTACTGGTGGTACCAGGGGGTTGACACCTGAAGAGCAAAGAAAAGCTCAAGCTAACTCTAAGAGAGCATTTGATACTGTCGTGAAGAACCTACGGGCTAAGCACGGTAATAATGCTGTCCTTACTAAGAAGGAAGATGTTAGTATAGAAGGAGAGCAGTTAACCGAAGCTCCCAACAAGCATTCAGCACGTCCACACGTTGCTGTACAAGCTCCTCAAAAGGAGAAACCAGGTAGAGATGCTGGTGCTATAGCGAAGAAGCGACTTGCTTCTAAACCTAAGCCTAGTGTTAAAGCCCAAGCAAAAGACGTTGCCAAGTCTGCTGGATCAGCCGTTAAGAAGACGGTCAAGGCAGTCGGTAAGAAAGCAGCACAGACTGCTGGCAAAGTCGCAGGTGAATACTCTGCTGCTAAAGAGAAATCTAAGAAGGCAGCTCAAGAGAGATCATCAACCTCTACAAAGTCTTCCTCGTCATCTGATTCAGATAAAAAGTCAGAGACACATAGGAAAGGTGAGGAACTTCTGAATAAAATCCGTTCTTCTGGCGGTCAGAAAAAAGACTCCTCATCATCTACTTCATCTTCAAAATCATCGGATTCTAATCCGAGTAAAGGTCCCAAGGCACCAACTATTGTTACAGGTGGGGACAAGAAGAAGGAAAGTAGCTCGTCGTCTTCCTCTAGCAGTGGAAGCACATCCAGCGGTACCTCATCATCTAAAGGTGGTGGCGTTAAACGTGCCGTTAAAAAGACAGTTGGTATCACAGCACGTGCTGTCTCCAAAGCGTCTGGATATGTAGCTAGCAGGATGGGTGAAGAAACCACACTGGAAACCACTATGGACCTATCAAGAACAGAAAGAATTCGGAGAATTCTGGGAGAGCAAGAGACTAAACGCCACGACCAGAATAATCTAAGGGATCCTGAAGCTCAATCTTGGAGAGATAGATTAGGATTCGATTTACAGGAGGACAATCCAACTCCTGAGCAACAAAAGAAGAGAGATGTCTTGAAGCAAACCAAGTCACTCACTAACAAAGGAAAGCATAAAGAAGCTTCCGCATTATTTAAAAAACACTTCCCTAATTTTGGTAAGTAGTATGGACTTAAGCGAAAAGAAATCACGAATCATTCTTAACCCTAAGAAGGAGGACTTAATGAAGGAATCTATACGTGCCATTGTTAAGGCAGATATCGAATCGCTTAGGGTACCTCGTAAAAGATCTTCTGAGGTTATACATAATTCAGATATCTGAAATTGAATTATGGTTAACTTTTTAATGCCTATAGCTATCAGCATAATTAACAAGGCTGTTGATAGAATACCCGAAGATCTTGACTCTGTAATTAAAGATTTTCTAATTAAACTGCTAAAGAAGGCAGCTGCTAAGACTGGAAACAAAGTAGATGACGAACTTGTTGTCGCTCTTCAGAAGGCACTGCTTGAATCATAGTGGTTATAAATAATAAAACGAAGTAACAAATCTCTGGAGATACCAATGGCAGTCCACGGAAAAATAGACGCTGCAGCCTTTAGTAATACTATAGGGGTCACCAATGGTGACGCTACAGTATCTAAGAACGCGGGCGATACAGTTGCTGTAGGTGATGTGCTTAATATTAGTAGTGTAAACTACATCGTTAAGCAAGTAACTAGCACAACTGCAATAGAATTGCATAAGAATTATGCAGGAAGCACAGCAACAGTTGCTGCTGCATCCGTTATAAAGAGAACTCCTCCTAAAGCAGTTGCAGAATATGTAATTGTTGGTGGTGACTCTAACTCATACGATCTAGTCTTTGTTGACACAACTGAGGATAGCATCGCATCAAACAAAACCCGTGGTATTTCTGGACCTGGTTGGTGGTTATATCGTTCATTCGTTTCATCTTCAGGTTTAACTAAGCACAAGGCAGAATGCCTGGTACCTTTGAAAGTTGCTGCTGGTTCAGCAGGTGACTTTGCTCAGGATACTATTGACGCTGATGTACTTGAGACAATCACAGTTGGTACACAACCTGCTAACTCCACCTCATCTTCTGGTGCTGGAACATTCGTTGCTGCATTTACAGTCGATCAGTCTGGTACTAAGCAGTACAAGTGGCAACGTCAGACAGCATCCGCTACTACTCGTTGGGTAGATATTAAGGGTGGTGCTGGTGCACTTGATGCAGGTATCACATACGCTGACTTCACTACTGCAACTCTTGCATACAGTGCACTTGCTGGTACTACACTTAACGGTTACAAGTATCGTTGCGTACTGAACACAAGTAAGGGTGCTGAAACTAAGTACACTAATGGTGCTGCTACACTAACGTTTGGTAGCTAAAACTTAATTATTTGTTATGAATTTCTCTGTGTTAAATGCGGACAACTTTATGATGTTCGCAATGAAACATTATGATAACCCCCAGTCTGTGACTTACGACGATTTTTTAGAGGATATGATGAGGTTTAAATACCTCAAACGCCTCTTCGGTAGGTACGTAAAGGCTGGGGTTTTGCGTAATCATTTGATTCTAAATCATTTGATTGTACTTTTTAATGTATTTGGTGAGGCAGCCATACCTTTATTGATCTTTAAGATTGAACAAGAGTATTGGTCTATACTAAAAACGTACCTAGTGTACCTTAATAGATTGCCAGAACCCAGTGGGGTTTTAGATATTGTATCAATTGATCCACAAATTTCTAATGAATTAAGTAGACTCTAATGGCTAAAGAAGAACTACAAACAGAGGAATCCATCAAGGATAAGATGGAGAAGGCTTTTAAGAAGGGTTCTAAAAGACACAGGGTTGCTGTACAAAAGAAGAAAGAGAGAGACGGTAAGGCAGTTAACTATAGTACTATGGCTCAGTCATATGAACCAGATGGTGAAGCAGATCTAGTAGAAGAACCAGAAAGAACTACTGCATACAAAGCAATGCAGAAGAAATTATATCCTAGAGGGTCTACAATAGATGCAAAGACTGGTAAAGATAATGCTACCTCAGGTCAGATTGGTGGATTTCGAAAACAAATAAACCGTGGTAGAAAAAGAAAAGTAATGGCAGAGTTTGAACCAGAGTTAGAGATGGTAGAAGATACTGGTTCGGAACAGAGAGCAGCTATTAAGGATGCTATCCTACAAAGAAAGGAAGCCCTTAAGAAGAAGATGAAAAAAAGATTGAACAAAGAAGATTGGAAACCAGAGATAGAACATAGTAAACTGGGTGATGCTGTTAAGAAGAAGAGAGAGAAGAAGAGGAAGGAAGCAGAGTCTAGTCTGCCACCTCATCTTAGATTAGATACTATGAAGAAAGCTTTTGCTCATACTAATGAAGGATATAGAGTTCTTGTTAAGGGTGAGGATGGTAAACGTGGTCAGTTCTCATATAAAGATGAGAAAGATGCTAAGAAATTTGCTTCTACCTTTAAAAAAGCAACTGTTACTAAAGAGGAAAATGCTTTAGAGAAACGTGCTAAGGAGAATGAGAAGGCAAGGAAATGGTTAAAGAAAGATGCTAAGGATAGTGGTTACACTGACATAGCATTAAAGGCATCTATGTCTAAAGGTGCTGGTGTTAGTGAGGAGAGGCACCCACGAGATCAAAAAGAATTAGACAGAGCACAAGCATTCATCAAGAAGAATCCAAAGTTCGGTAAGAAAGTTGTTAAGGAAGAAGGTGCTCCTACTATGAGCACTGGTAGTACCGCAACTGCTGCTGGTTTTAGTGATCAATCTGATGAGAATGGTCCTACTGCTGGTATGAGTCAACCTTTAGGTGGACTAAGAGGAAAACCAAGAGGCAGAGGTCCTAAGTTAAAGAAACAAAAGTACAAGTGTAGGACTGATGAGATCGGTAACAAGATTTGTACTACTGAAGCTCACCTTATGGGTGACTCAAAGAAAGTAAAGATTATGTCTGGTGTACACGACACTAGATATTGGCCACACATTGTGGAACTAGACGGTACACCAGGTACCGACTTTGTATTCTATGGTCGCAGTCCTGCTGACGTTAAGTTAAGACTGAGAAAGATCTATAGACCTGAACAGCATAAGAATATGAAGGTAAAGAGAATTTCTCCTGGAGAGGCTATCAAGTACCATTGGAATAAAAAACTAGAAGCATCCTAAGGTACAATGGAGAGTATTAACTCTGCAATATTAGAACGACTGGAACGAGTGGTCGATAAACTCTCGGAAAACTCCTCCAAGATGGGGGAGTTACTTGCTGTGCACAATGAGAAACTTGACAAGCAAGATAGAATTGATGCTGTACTCTTTGAGAAGATAGAGTCAGTGCATAGAGAAGTAAACCGTAGATCAGAGGAGATAAAGAAAGGTTGTGAAAGGGATATACGTAAGGTTGATGACCGTTTACAGGTGATGGAGAGGAAGATGTGGGGTATATTTGGTGGACTAGCAGTGATTAGTTTCCTAGTTAGTGTACCTGGTCAACAGTTAATGAAGTCCTTGACACCATCACCAGCACCTGCTACACTTAGTCCAGTTGATATGCAAGTGTGAGTTTCATTGATGTCAAGTATGCTAGGATCGTAGGTCCTCGTCTTGATAAGTTTAAAGAAAAGAAATCAACCCTATACAATTTTAGATGCCCTTATTGCGGTGACTCTCAAAAGCAGAAGTCAAAAGCAAGGGGTTATTTTTTTGAGAAAGGATCTGATTTAATATATAAATGTCATAATTGTGGTGTGGGTAGAACCCTAGGTAACTTCCTTAAGGATCACGCTAGAGATATCTATGATCAGTACGTTATGGAGAGGTACCGTGATGGAATGACAGGTAAAGGAACACGTGTTGCTGAGCCATCATTTAGTAATGTTACCACAACCAAACCAATCTTTAAAACTGGTAATAATCTTCCAAGTATTGCAAGTCTAAATAAAGAACATCCAGCGAGATCATACCTTGAAGATCGGAAGATTCCAAGCGGAAAACTTAACAAAATTTACTACGCCGATAAGTTCAAGAGATATGTTAATACTCAAAAGCAAACGTTCGAGAGCCTCACTAATGATCGACCTAGAATAATCCTTCCGTTAATAGATGACGATGGAAAATGGTTTGGGTTTCAAGGCAGATCCTTGTTACCTAAGTCAACGATGAGGTATATTACTATCATCCTTGACGAGACTAAACCCAAACTTTATGGACTTGATAGTGTAAATTATGACAAACCAATTTTCATTGTGGAAGGACCGTTTGATTCCCTCTTCTTGGATAATTCCATTGCGATGGCTGGGAGTGACGTTAATATTCGGTCGCTTGGTTGGAGCAATTATATTTGGGTTTATGATAACGAACCTCGTAACAGACAAATCATCGATAGAATCTCAGCCGCCATTGACAGAGGAGACAAAGTAGTAATCTTCCCTGATCATATTGTTGAGAAGGACATCAATGATATGGTACTGGCTGGACATAATGTAAACTCCTTGGTACAATCTAATACGTACTCAGGCTTAGAAGCAAAACTAAAACTAACTAAATGGAAGAAGGTATGAACGTAATCAAAAGGGATGGTGAAACCACTCCTCTCAACCTCGATAAGATTCATAAGATGGTTGAGTTTGCCTGTGAGGGACTCGCAGGAGTCTCTGCCTCTCAGGTAGAAATGAATTCCAATTTGCAATTGTTTGATGGTATAAAAACCTCTGACATACAGGAGATCCTAATTAGATCTGCTAATGATTTGATCACGTTAGACAATCCTAACTATCAATTTGTGGCATCACGTCTGTTACTCTTTAGTATACGTAAGCAGGTGATACCAGGTTGGGAGGAAGGGTACCCTCATCTATTAGATCACGTAGAAGAGTGCTGTGATGCTGGTGTTTATGACCCTGGTATTCTATCTAAATATTCGACAGGAGAATGGAACCTACTCAATGGTTTCATTGACCAAGAAAGATGTATGGGATTTACCTATGCTGGATTGCGACAAGTTGTTGACAAATACTTGGTGCAGGACAGAAGTACTGGTAAACTATACGAGACACCACAATATATGTACATAATGGTGGCAGCAACGCTGTTCCAAGACTACCCTACAGAAACGAGATTAGATTATGTCAGACGCTACTACACAGCAATCAGTAAAGGAAAAATCAACGTCCCAACACCCGTCCTCGCAGGTGTCAGAACACCCATTCGTCAATTTGCATCTTGTGTTCTGGTTGATGCTGATGACACCCTCGATAGTATCTTTAGCAGCGATATGGCTATTGGCAAATATGTCGCACAGAGGGCTGGTATCGGTATTAACGCTGGCAGAATCAGAGGCATCAACAGTAAAATCAGGGGTGGAGAAGTTCAACACACAGGTGTTGTCCCCTTCCTTAAAAAATTCGAGAGCACTGTTAGATGCTGTACTCAAAACGGTATCAGAGGAGGGTCAGCCACTGTCCACTTTCCTATCTGGCATCAGGAAATCCAAGACATCCTCGTCCTCAAAAACAACAAAGGAACAGAAGACAACAGAGTCAGAAAGTTAGATTACTCTATTCAAATATCTAAACTATTTTATGAACGATTCATTGCTAACAAAGATATTAGTTTATTCTCTCCTAACGATGTTCCTGGGCTCTATGACGCTTTTGGTACTGACAAGTTCGACGAACTCTACGAGGAATACGAACGGCAGGAGTCTATTCCGAGAGGCACTATTGCAGCGCAAGAGCTCATTCTAGATCTCCTTAAGGAGAGAGCAGAGACTGGTCGGATATACATTATGAATATCGACCACTGTAATGAGCACTCATCATTCAAAGACAAGGTTACTATGAGTAACTTATGTCAAGAGATTACACTACCTACCACACCTCTCCAACATATAGATGGTGGTGGTGAGATAGCATTGTGTATTCTATCTGCTATTAACGTAGGTAAACTACGTAACCTAGAAGAACTAGAAGAATTATGTGACCTTGCTGTACGTGGACTGGATAGTCTTATTGATTATCAGAAGTATCCTGTTGAAGCAGCAGAGGTAAGCACTAAGAATCGTAGATCATTAGGCATAGGGTACATTGGATTAGCACATTATCTTGCAAGAAATAATGTGAAGTATGGTGATCCTGATGCTTGGAAATTAGTACACGATCTTACCGAAGCGTTCCAGTATAATCTTATACAAGCATCTGTTAATCTTGCTAAAGAGTATGGTGCTTGTGGATACTATGACCGTACTAAATATTCAGAGGGCATCCTACCTATAGATACCTATAAGAAGGATGTCGATGACATAGTACCTAATGAGTTACATTATGACTGGGATAATTTACGGAATGCTATCGCCACCTACGGTCTACGGAACTCAACATTGTCCGCACAAATGCCTTCGGAGAGCAGCTCCGTTGTGTCAAACGCAACCAATGGAATCGAGCCACCTAGAGACTACTTGTCCATTAAAAAATCGAAGAAGGGACCTCTTAAGCAGGTTGTACCATCCTTCGGGACTTTAAAGAACAGTTACACATTGCTGTGGGATATGCCTGGTAACGAAGGGTATATTAATATCGTTAGTGTAATGCAGAAGTTCTTTGACCAAGCGATCAGTGGTAACTGGTCTTACAATCCAGAGAACTACCCAGACAATGAGGTACCTGTTAGTGTGTTGGCACAAGATCTCCTCACCACCTATAAGTTAGGGTGGAAGACATCTTACTATCATAATACCTATGATGCTAAGAAAGATGTCGATGAACCATCTCATCCAATAGGATGGTATGATAACGTTGCAGATCAGAGAGTCGCTACTGAAGAGCGTCTCAAAGAACTACTTCACGAAATTGAATCTATTGAGGAGGACTGTGATGGCTGTAAGGTCTAAGAAGATTGATGGTGTAACAGTTTTTAATCAAAACAAAACTAATACACTAAAGCAACCAATGTTTTTTGGTAAACCTCTGGGAATCCAGAGGTATGATGGTGCTAAGTATCCTGTCTTTGACAAACTTACAACACAGCAGTTAGGTTATTTCTGGAGACCAGAAGAGGTCTCACTCCAGAAAGATCGTGCAGATTTTACGCAATTAAATGAGACCCAGAAGCATATTTTCACTAGTAATTTAAAGTACCAGATCTTACTTGATAGTGTACAAGGTAGGGGACCTGGACTTGCTTTCATTCCATACTGTAGTTTACCTGAACTAGAGTCAGCAATGATAGCGTGGGAATTTATGGAGATGATCCATAGTAAATCTTACACATACATTATCAAGAATGTATATTCAGATCCGTCTGATGTTTTTGATACAATACTAGACGACGAAAAGATTATTGCACGTGCAGAGTCAGTTACTAAAGCATACGATGAGTTCATTAACCAAGCACATTCTTGGGACACTGGTTGTATGTGGACTGATAGTAGTAGAGGATCACCTACATCTCAATGGTGTGAGAAGGATCTAAAGCGTTCACTTTATCGAGCAATAATGAATGTTAACATCTTGGAAGGAATTCGTTTTTATGTTAGCTTTGCTTGCAGTTTTGCTTTCGGTGAACTCAAACTTATGGAGGGGTCAGCAAAGATCATCTCCCTTATTTCAAGAGATGAAAGCCAGCACCTGGTACTCACTCAACAGATAATTAAGAAGTGGCAAGAGGGTGATGACCCTACGATGCTAGAGATCATTGAGGAAGAACACGATAACGTCGTTGAAATGTTTAAGAATTGTGTCGAAGAAGAGAAGGACTGGGCTGAATATCTGTTTAAAGATGGTAGTATGATAGGGTTGAATGCAAAGTTACTCGGACAGTATGTTGAATGGATTGGTAACCGCCGTATGAAAGCGGTGGGCATCGATCCTATCTACGACATACCGTTGAGAAACAATCCCCTACCTTGGACTGAGCATTGGTTGAACTCAAAAGGTCAACAGAATGCTCCACAAGAAACCGAAATTGAATCCTACGTAGTGGGAGCTATTAAACAAGATGTCACAGCGAAAACCTTTTCGGGGTTCAAGCTATGATCCTTGGTCTATCAAAGCACATCTTAGGTTCCTTCGGGATGTTAAGAATGATCTACGGAGACGACCAAGAAAGATCAGGAAAACTAATAAGTTTAGAAACCCTGACAAGACTAAATAATTATGTAACAATCATTACATAACGTTCATCCTGATACATTCAGGACGCAAGTAAGCCGACACGGAACGGAATTCGTTCATCCTCATTAGAGGACGCAAATGCCGACTGAAGGAACGGTCTAATCAACCTAATCCTACAGGAGAAAGCCAATGGCAAAAGTAACATACCGAGGTGTCAAGTACGACACCAATGACAAGAGATCTTGTCAGAAAATCAAAGCTGATCTTACTTACAGAGGAATCAACCACTCAGAGAAAGAAAAATACTTAACTGTATGTGCTTAAAATCGAATGAACGATTGACAATACCCCCGAAAGGGGGTATTTTATTATCTAAATAGCCTCACGTATCTCGGAGTAATCAAATGAAACTTTTCTTAGATTGTTCTGATCCTGATCTGATCAAATCTGCTTACGATACTGGTCTAGTGGATGGTGTTACAACTAACCCCACATTAATGTTAAAGACAGGACAGAATCCCGTAGACGTAATATATAAAATCTCTGAAATCTTTTCTTGGACATCATCAGTATCTGCTGAGGTAGTAGGTGAAACATCTGAGGAAATGTTGGATGCTGCTGTAGAGTACTACAATCTAGCACCTAATGTTACAATTAAAATACCTTGTACCATCCAAGGACTCCTTGCTTGTCAAGAATTATCCAGGATGGATATCAAAACTAATGTTACACTAGTCTTTAGTCCAGCACAAGCAATTCTTGCTGCCAAAGCTGGTGCTACATTCATCTCTCCTTTCATAGGAAGATTGTATGATCAGTACACAGATGGTATAGGACTGATTAAAGAAATTAAACAAATTTATTCTATGCACAATGTTGAAACTCAAATTCTCGCTGCTTCCATTCGATGTCCCATTGATGTCCCTCGTGCTTTTACAGCAGGTGCTGACGTATGTACTGTACCTATTGATATATTCTTCAAACTCTACAGCCACATCTTAACTGACAAAGGATTGGAAATGTTCAACAGAGATTGGGCAGACTTACAGGATCAACTTTATGCAGAATAATAGTGAACCCAGGCTTAAGGTACTACTCCGTAAGCTTGATGACATAGTATACGAAATTAAATCCGAGGTGTATTCAGACCCTTCTAAATATTTGAAAGGTCCTAACATACAGATTGGTGATGACAACGACGGAGAGTATTGATTATGACAATCCCTGGTACTACAAAGGTACAGCTTTTACTTCTAACGATATTGGCGACCAGTTCGGTTTCGTCTACTGCATTACTAATATCGAATCGGGTAAACAGTACATCGGTAGAAAATATTTCTACCAGAAACGAAAGCCTCGAACTGGAGGTCGGAGGGTTACGTCTGAGAGTAACTGGAAAGCATACTACGGATCTTGCCCTGAGCTTAAAGAAGATATTAGATCGATTGGACGCAGTGGTTTCAGTAGAACCATCCTTTCGTTACATCCAACCGTGGGAAAGACAAATTATGAAGAAACGAGACAGCTCTTCATCAATAATGTCCTCACCGAGTCACAGGATGGCAGACCCAGATACTATAACTCCAATATTTTAGGACGGTACTATCGAAAAGACTACTTCCCAACACAATTACAAGAATCCAAGTAAGGCACAAGACCTAGGACACTTGGAGGCATCTGCTGGTGGTGAAGTAGATCATCAAGGATGGCCAAAGAAACCAGGCATATCAGATCGTGAATGTATTTACAAGTGTCTTGATAATTGTCAAGCACTTGCAGGACTTGATAGGAAACAAGTAGCACGATTGATGAAAGAGTTTCAAGTAGAGAAAACTTTAGAGGAAATCCAGTCAGAATATCCTCCGTTGTAAGGTACTATATAATACAGAACTCAAAGGTTATTATGTCAGTATCACAAGTGTATGTGGATCAGCTGAAGGATTCAGTGAACGCAGTTCGACAAGCATTCAAGACAGCATTAGATGAAGACGTTGATGATAATATTACTTCCGAATTATGGAGACACTATCTAGGATTGAAATCAATAACTGCCAGCGCAGAGAAAGAGATTGATCCCCTTAAAGGTGGTCTACATATAGACTGTAGTGATGTAGCATTTGGTAACACTCACGTGAGGGGTGGATTAGGTGATGATATAATATCATTTAACACTGACACTCCAGCGGCTGCAGGAATGGTAGACTTCACGATGCCTACTGGGGATGATCATATTACCTTAGGATAATGAGAGTCATTCTCATTAACTAGGTACTTTTTCTCAATAAATATTATGGTTGCTTATTTTTTATGACCTATTCAGTTACGTTGATTGATACAGCAGGTGAATCTACCACCTTTGACTGTGCTAAGGATGAATTCATACTAGACAAGGCAGAAGAGGTTGGGGTTGATGCTCCTTACTCCTGTCGTGCTGGTGCGTGTTCCACTTGTGCAGGTAAGATTGTATCAGGTACAGTAGACCAAGAGGAACAGTCTTTCCTTGACGATGATCAGATGGAAAGTGGATTTGTGTTAACTTGTGTAGCATATCCTACATCAGATGTTACAATACAATTGGGTGAAGAAGAGAACCTTTAAACTTCAGCTCGAGACAGGAGAAGGATGGAGAACCCTCAACAGGTACCGTAATCTTTCTCCTGTTAAAGCTGAATTTTATGTAGAGTTATCTAGACTCTCTAAGGATCTTGTATCTAATCCCGTACCTATAAGAGCAGTTGAAAATGACTTCTAGTTGGAAAGCCGATTGGGGCAATGACTCTATGAAATTGAGGCAGGAAACTCTTAAGATTTTAATGAAGAAGTTTCCTAAATATAACAAGAAGGTCTATGAATGTGCCGACGAGTGGTGCAAGAAACAAGTCACAACAAATGGCTTGGTTGGATACTTCGAAGCATATTATCTGCCAAAAATCACAGACGCTCCTTGCGACATATGAACTATCCAAAAAAAGTTTTTGATAAAGTAGTTACTTGGGACAGAAACCTAGCGAAAAAGTTCCAAGATAAGTTTAGTCTTACAGACTACCAGATGCTTTGTCTTTCATTCGCTAAAGGAATTATTATCGGAGCTATTTTCTTATGACCGACTCAAATTTTACTGTTGATCCTATAACAGGACAGACAGTTACTACTGCTGGAGATGGTAGTACATTTACTGTACCAGTTGGAGATCTTCCACCAGCATCACACGCACCTCATCCAGAGTTAGTAGAAAAACTAGACCACGCTTTAGAGCATCTACATATTCTCACACAGAAGGTAGATCATTTGCTAGAGCATATGCATCAACCATTACACGGTACAATTAATATAGAATCACCACCTAAGACTCCAGCTGGAGTTACAGGAGACGTTACTGAACAGGGCTGATGGGATTACCGATTATACCTCACGATGATTGGTTTGATAATCCATTAGACTCTATGCCTATTGCAACAGATAAAGAACCAATTGACACTTCACCCTCGGAGATACAACCTCCTGGTGTGGATCAAGAGGAAGAAGAGATAACGATGCACGAAAAAATGTATAGGATTGCTACTGCAAAGTACAATCCTTTTGCTGTAGGTGGATCTGAAAGTATTAGTGGATCTTCTTCAAGTTGACAGATGCTTAACAAAAGTATATAATAAATAGGACGGGTGCAAGGGCAAGACCGAACCGATGAATCGCATTTATGCGTGGCTGGGTAGTTCTGAACACAAATAAGTCCCCCCGATGATACAATGGGGCTGAGTACAAGCAGCATATGTATCCCACCCTCATACATACCCCCTAACCAAGACCACGGGGTCATAATGTCTTATCATAACAAGTAAAACAACGCACTCATTTTTAAATGACTACTCTTTCTAAAAGACAGAGCAGCCCTTTGCAAAATTGGGACGAGTTTTGTAGTTGGGTAACCTCAACTGACAATCGCATTTACGTTGGATGGTTCGGAGTCTTGATGATTCCTTGTCTTCTAGCTGCTGCTACTTGTTTCATAATAGCATTTATTGCTGCACCGCCAGTCGATATCGACGGCATCCGTGAGCCTGTTGCAGGTTCATTCTTATATGGTAACAACATCATCTCTGGTGCTGTAGTACCATCTTCTAACGCTATTGGATTACACTTCTATCCCATCTGGGAAGCTGCTACTCTTGATGAGTGGTTGTATAACGGAGGTCCATATCAGTTAGTAATCTTCCACTTCCTTATTGGAATCTCTGCCTATATGGGTAGACAGTGGGAGTTATCATATCGTTTAGGTATGAGACCTTGGATCTGTGTTGCATATTCTGCTCCAGTATCTGCTGCATTCGCAGTCTTCTTAGTGTACCCTTTTGGTCAGGGATCTTTCTCAGATGGTATGCCTTTAGGTATATCAGGTACGTTTAACTTTATGTTCGTGTTCCAAGCAGAGCACAACATACTAATGCACCCATTCCATATGGCAGGGGTAGCAGGTATGTTTGGGGGAGCATTGTTCTCCGCTATGCACGGTTCTCTTGTTACATCTTCATTGATTCGAGAGACAACTGAACAAGAATCACAGAACTATGGTTACAAATTCGGACAAGAAGAAGAGACTTATAACATTGTTGCTGCCCACGGATACTTCGGAAGACTCATCTTCCAGTATGCGTCCTTCAACAATAGTCGCTCTCTTCATTTCTTTCTCGCTACTTTCCCTGTGGTTTGCATATGGCTTACCTCAATGGGTATATGTACAATGGCATTCAACCTGAATGGGTTTAACTTTAACCAGTCGATTGTATCGGCACAAGGTAAGGTTGTTCCTACGTGGGCAGATGTACTAAACCGTGCCAACCTTGGTATGGAAGTTATGCACGAGCGTAACGCACACAACTTCCCTCTTGACCTTGCTGCTACAAGTGAGACACAGGTAGCACTTCTTGCTCCTGCAATAGGATGAAGTTAAGTA